TTGAATCACTTTCTCTAAATTTTGTAAATTTTTCACGTCTGTAAGGACTTGGTCGTATTCTTGGAGTAAATCATTCCCTGCAGATTCAATGACTTGACTTTCTAAGGCAATTACCTGATTTTGTTGGTCTACAGTAATCTTGGCTTGAGTATATACCCCATCTGCTAAAGCGATAGCATTGAATCCAATAGATTTGCCTGACATTTATATATATAGCTTTTTAAAAAAAAGCTGAGCAAAAAGTTTTTAAAGAAGGTCAGGTTTTGTCTAAGCTTATATTTTGGTCATACTAATTATAGGAACAATTTGTTTCAGAGAAAAGGTAATTGGAGTAAAGGCATTGGCGTTGTAATCCATACTAAAATGGTTGGAAATGAGAATCGCAAAGTAGAGTTGACTTGAATTTTTTGGTACGTTGATGATATCGCTATGTGCTAAATTAAACTGGGCTTGACTGACCGCTGCAGCCACTTTATCTGAAAAATAAAGACATCCAGTGGATAATTGACATGTATAAAAAATTTGGGATTGGTTACCTATGTAGAGGTAAGCGACAGAACCGTTGGTTATATTGTTATAGTTTGCTAAATTAGAACCGACAAATTGGAGATTTATATTCACATTGTACAATTCATCTTGCGGTTGAGATACGCCCTCAAGAATGAAAAACGTAATTGGGACGTTATAAATTTGTTGTGACGTGGGAGTGAAATTATAAAGAGGGGATATAGCATTAACTGGCAGAACGCTGACGGAGTATGGAGTTGATGTGGTCTTTTCAATCGTTGCAATCAACGAATTGGTGGTATTGATAGTGCTTTGCAAAGAATTTACTTGCGTAAGGGATTGATTGATTTGGTTTTGGAGCAAAATGATGTTATTCAAAAGTGTCGTGACATCTGTGTTCAGTGCTACAAGTTCATCGTTTAACGTCGTGATTCGTGCGTTTGTTTCGTCTAAATCCGTCTCTAATTGTTCTGGCGTTTGAACAATATTATCACGTATTTGCTCCACTTCTAGACCACTTGTAAAACGTACGCTTGGAAATTGGTAAACACCCTGATATCCTCCGCGAAGATTGAATCCAATTGACCGAACAGACATTGTATATATATAGTCGTTTAAAAAAAAGTTGCGGAAAATGTATTCGTTTATTCTATTTTCACAAATAGCGCTTTTATCAATAAAGGCGGTATTCTATACCTGTCGTTTGTAATATTATTATCTTTTCTACCTCCTAAATATCTTACAATCGTTTTTTGGTTTTTATATTTCTCTATCAATTCAGGTGTTTTTACTTTAATTAATACGCCGTTTTCGTCTATAACATACTTTTCGCTACCCATACTAACTTTATGTGTTTTACTTCCTTCAATCAAATTACTACAATCCTTTCTACACAACTTGGGTTCAAATCCTTCCAAGTTTGTCCATATACGTGTCCGCTTTCTATATCCCAGTCACTATACATACAATAATCCACATCATAGAAGGGTCGTGTAATATATTCTTTCATTTTACCAGTTTGTGGATTTTCAATAAAGTAGTATTTTGGTTTAAGATAGTCTATGATTTTTTCTGCTTGTCGCAAAATTGGAAGACCAATTTCATCTCCAACTTTTTCGTAAATTAGAGAATGTATCACATGGTGGAGAAGCCCATATAAGGTCAAAATAACCTTCTTCAAATTGTTTATAGTCCCAATCTAATATATTGACATTTATGTCTGCTCCTTTTAAGTCAAGAGATACCACTTCCCAACCCAGTTCTTCACATACTTTTCCAACACTATGTGTCCCACTAAATAGTTCCAATACTTTCATTTATATATAATAAGGTTTTTTATATCCCTTTATTCGTTATATTAGCGAACAACTCCTTTATTAACAACGGCGGTATTCTGTATCGCTCATTTATATTGTTGCCCCCTTCTGGAACATATGAACGAATATTCTCAAAATCCTTGTATTTTTCTCTTAATACCTTTGTATTGACTTTAAATAACATTTTACCATCCGTATTAATCAATTTAGTACCACCTATATTGGCTTTATGTGTTTTACTTCCTTCAATCAAATTACTACAATCATTTTTACACAACTTGGGTTCAAACCCTACAAGGTTCGTCCAAATACGCGTTCTTTTTTTATAACCCCAATCTGTGTATTTACAATAATCCACATCATAGAAGGGTCGTGTAATATATTCTTTCATTTTACCAGTTTGTGGGTTCTCCATAAAGTAGTATTTCGGTTTAAGATAGTCTATGATTTCCTCGGTCTTTCGTAGGATTGGAAGACCAATTTCATTTATGTCTTTTTGTCCAACTTTTTCGTAAATTAGAGAATGTATCACATGGTGGAGAAGCCCATATAAGGTCAAAATAACCTTCTTCAAATTGTTTATAGTCCCAATCTAAAATATTAACATTTATGTCTGCTCCTTTTAAGTCAAGAGATACCACTTCCCAACCAAGTTCTTCACATACTTTTCCAACACTATGTGTCCCACTAAATAGTTCTAATACTTTCATTTATATATAATAAGGTTTTTTATATCCATTTATTCGCTATTTCTAATTTTTTATATATTTTCCCTAATATGGAAATATATAAAAAAATATTATATTTTAAATTTTACATTTAATACATTCCGCTCAAACTTGAGTGTTTACCAGCACCTGACATCATACCACCAGAAAGAGCACCACCTAACTTTCTAGCGAGCTTCACCAATTTGTGGCGGTCAAGTAATTTACCTCCAACTCGTCGTTCTTGATCACTTACAGGCATTTCCGATTTCGCCTTGAGTACCATTTCGCGAGTAAGGATACCAGAGTAAACAGACGATACACCTTGCTGGGTTACAAAGATACCACTATTTACAGTAACAATGCAAATCTCAGGGATAACCGATTCTGCACTTTGGTTCTCTACATTGATTTCCACTTGGAAGTTAAAGTTGCCAAGTGAACCAGCACTAATGTAATCAGGAAGAGAGAGATGGTATGCAGGAGACAAGACGAGAAGCGAACCAGTTGTTGCGACAACTTCCCCCCCAGTACCTGTCGCATTGGTAGAAACACTGTCTGGCTTGTTTTCAAACGACCAAGATTTTCCTGAAAATTCAAGCCACGATTGGGTTGAGCCGGATTTCATAGACATCTTCCACAAGTCCTGTGCACGAGCCGAGCTTAAAAGGCCAGAACTGTTGTTCAAGTTGACGCTAATGTTGCGGATGGTCAAGAACGTTGAAGCATCCTGAATCGTCATCGCCGACATTTGTTTACGAACACAGATGATAAAATAGTCTGGAATTTGGTTAAGCTGGAGGTTATTGGAGATGAGTCGTGTAATTGCGCCTGACGCCAAAGGCTGGTTGTTGTTTGCCGAAGTCAAGTAACGAGGAAAATCCATAAATGGGACTACGTTCTTGGTCTCAAGGCGATCACTTGGTTGAGTGGATAGAAATTTAAGGAGCATATTGGTAGCGCTAAACAACCCGCTCTGGCCGCCAGCAACTGGAATGGAACCTACACCAGACGAAACGATTTTAACCGCAGGAGTTGAGCCGCCTACACCATCAGGGAAGGCAAGACCAGTACCATCACACATGATACGAGAGAGAGTGGAGTCAATGTTAAAGTTGAAGCTCATGTTGTTGATTCCGAGGAAACCTTGTGCGTTATGTTCTGGAGCAGACCATGTGAAAGGCGAGATGAAAATGGGTTCAGTCACTTTAAATTCAACGTACACTTTCCAAAACTGTTCAGTGTACACGTAGTAAATGCCAACGGCAGAAGCGCCAGTCGGAACAACGTTCCAGTTGGATTGTTTAAGTGAATCAGGGCCGGACAATTCGGTTTGCTCTACAAGACCCATTGGCACAGCTACAGGAGGGCCAACCACATTTGGCTGAGCAGGATCTGGATCTACCGTGACGGTGTAAGAAACGCCAGCGCCAAAATGTTGCACGACAAGTCTTACAGGGAACGAACCACGAGCATTCAAATCCACGTCTTGAGTAGAGTTGTTGTAACTTCCAAGAGGGTTGTTAATTGCACCCACCCCATCCTTGTAAGCATAATAAGCTTGGTCAGGAAGAGAAGGGGTCATACCGTTGTATTTGTAAAGGAATCGCGAGTCATTCAAGCGAAGGAGCTGGGGCAATACATCCTTAAGATTCACCGAAATAGAAGTGGTATTGATGGTCGCGGTAGCGGTATTCATCAACATACTCATAGGAAAGGCGTTCAAGGCAAGATCTCGTCCCCAACCGGCAATGTAAGCACCCGGTAACAGGCTGGTCTGCAGACCCAATACTGAAATTGTAACCCATTTGCGATTCAATGAGAGCATCTCTCCCAATCACTATATTTTCACTGGGTACTTGTACGTTGAATATCATATTAGAGCTAGAGGCTGCAGTGGCTGGAAACTGCTGGTATGTCGTTTGGGCAGCACCACTTTCTACAACATACCCTAGTTCTGGGGTAATATCCGCGATGGTTGAGTCTTTGCAAAGCACCGTCTTAAAAGAGTCCATTATATAATGTCTAAAGATTTTAATTTTAGAAAAAAAATTTTTAAACGAATCTACCTTAAATCGTTCTCGACACTTTTATTTTTTCTTGAGGAATCCAATCTTCATACTTATCGTACCCCCTGAACTTAGACGGAACGGCACTAATTCACTCGTACGTAATCGGTAATAGATTGAAATGTCCAAATTATGAAGGGGACGATTTCCGTACAAATGGATTCGTCTAAATTCTGCGGAGGGGACGTACGTCAGGGAAGGTCTGTATATACCAGTGTCACTTACAATGTCGGTTATGATATTTTCTTGAGCGGCATTGTTACCTCCAAAGGAAGGCAGACCATTCACGAAAACGAGTGGAGTGGATACCTGATTGGGTTCAATGGGTAGAGTATTACTTGTAAAAACAATACTACTAATAGCAGACCAAGGTGCAGTCGTACTATATTCACCGTACACATTTACGACGGTGTACGAAAAGTCATCAATACCAATATTGGCAGGAAAGAGTTGTGAAGTATTTGACCCACCAATGTTCGCTACGACAATACGATTGTTCCGTCCAAAGGTCGCTAAAGAATTAGAATATCCTTCATACACGCTCGGAAATGAATTGAACAATGAGAACAAGGGGGCGTTAAAAAAGATTTGAATTCCGCTATCTACCAATTCGCTATACAAGTCTAGTTGTGCCTGAAGAATAAAAGACTGGGATGAATACTGCCACGTAATTACAGGGGAGAAACAAGTAGATGGTGTCAAAGCGTTTGGCAAAGCAATTCCAGCGGTAACGTACTGGGCAAGTACATCTTCTAAAGCATCCTGAAGTGCAATGTAAATTTCATACAGAAACCATTGATAACTGTAGCAGTTGTAGTACCCACCACGATTATCTTGAGTTCCACTTGTCGTTTGACTTGGTGGAAGAGGTTGTAGTGCAGATTTATCCTGCGGATTCCATCGCACGAATTTCTGAACTGGCGCAAAAGGTAGAATTCCGCCTGAGTTATTTGCGTTGCCGACTAAAGTCACACTATAAATCGTGAGATCACGGTCAGGTTGATTTGGTTGAATGCTTGGAATGAAGATGGGGAGTGTTCCTGTGTCAATATTAAATCTCAGGATACTCAAATCATATAGTGATGGGTTCTGAATGTAGGGATTGGAACGTGCTTCGTTAAACACAAAGATGTTAGGAGCGGTCGTCGTACTTTGAAAATTGGTTGCTAAAACGTCATAGTAAACCGCGTCTGGCAAAGTATCGTTTATCGTTTCATTTAGAACAGACATATATATATACATAAGAAGAAAGTATTACAAAACCTTTTCTTTAAAAGTATTTCTAAAGTATATATATAATGATTGGTTTTGGATTGAGCGCCAAAAAAGTTCAACATTTCACGAGTTCCGCTTACTATGATGTGAAGGATGTAAAAAATATCGGCAATTTCGTCCTAGACAAGTCCCTTTCTACGGCTGAAGCGAAGGTCTTTGTAAATCACACCAAAAAAGAAGTCGTTGTGAGCAATCGTGGTACGAAAGGTGTATTAGACTGGGCAAACAACGTAATGTATGTTGCTGGTAAATATGACATCACTCCGCGCTATCAGTCCGCTAAAAGTCTTCAACAAAAAGTGTTAAAAAAATACCCAAACTATAAAGTCATAAATGTAGGGCATTCACAAGGTGGGGTTATTACACGCAAATTAAATGATGCTGGTCTCACGGATGAAGTAATCAATGTAAATCCTGCTGCCCTACCACTTGAACGAAAACCAAAAAAAAATGAAACGACGATCAAGTCAAGTGCAGACGTGGTCTCCGTATTTCATAAAAAAAGAAACAGAGATGTGATTCTAAAAGACAAAACAGGCAATCCACTCACAGAGCATAAGACGGACATTGTAGGAAGATTAGACCCTAAACTCGTGATTGGGCTTGGATTTACAGAGCAGTATTTTAATTTTCAATAAACAACTTTTATTAAAAGTTTATTTTTTGTATTCCTTTAACCCTTTGCTCACGCTTTTTAAAGCGTCTTGATTTTAGTTGGCGAAAACTTTGTCCGTTTCAGTGTTTATATGGTTGTAATTTAAATGGCGGGAGGATTGACCAATTTTCATTTGAAGATGTAAATGAGAACTAATGTCGTTTATATTCCAGTCAGTTACTTTTTCAATTTTAGAACACTTTTCACAATACTTTTTGTGAATAAGGTGTGCTTTTTTCGCAAAAGACTTGGAACAATATGACCTCAACTCACATGTTTCAACACATACGAAGGAATATGTCTGTTCGTTCTCCATAGGGCGTGATTTTCGTTGTGAGTGTGGCATCTTGTAATATTCGTTTTTAGTTACTCTTTCACTACACTGTGAAAATCATTTCAATTTTTTAGTTTTACATCAAATAATAGTTAAAAAGAATGTTGTTCGTTTATGAAAATGGGACGAGGATTATATAAGAATTCCACCACTGGCGTTACTGGCGTTCATTATCTTCCAGACAAAAGATACTACCGTGCATCCAAGATCATCAATAAACGAGTCATCTACCTTGGATACCACCCAACGATTGAAGAATCGGCAAAAGCCATTCAACTGTTTGAAGAAAAGATGAAAAATATATCTTGTGATAATATATGTCAGTCCCTGTAAATAAAGCATTGTATGAAAGAGTTAAAAAAAAGGTTTATGCATTATACGACAAACCATCTGCATATAGGAGTGGTGCTTTAGTACAGGAATATAAGAGACAAGGTGGAACATATGAAAAAAAAACGAATGAAAAACCACTACAGCGATGGTTTCAAGAGGAATGGAAGAACGTAGCACCGAAGGGAAAATACCCAGTCTTGAGACCTACGAAACGGATTTCGTACAAAACCCCTACAACATTGTCCGAAATCCCAAAAAAAAGAATACAAGAACAAGTTAAATTAAAACAAAAAATAAAAGAAAAGAATTTACCAAAATTTTAGTCAAAACGTTTGGTTAAAAAGAGAATGAGTTCGTCGTAGTTTTTATACCCTCTCTCTTTTTTTTGCTTCTTTAAAAAGTCTATGAATTGCTTCATACTATAGAGCATTTGGACATTCATTACGATAAATAGCACAACATAACGACCACATACGGCACTTGAATCGCGTTGGAATTTCACAGCGTTGTACTCTACCTTTTTGCCTTTCAGTAAATCATTCAACTTGTTATTGTACGTGCCTAATATCTTGCGAATTAAACATGGGACTAAATATAGATCTTGATTGTAGGATTGACCAAACGAGTTAAAGTAATTGTATAGGTCACCGTTTCGTGTGACTGCGACCCAATGACCAGAATTTGGAGAGTCATTCAAAAGTATTATTTTGAAACATC